CCTCTTCCCCTTTAAGAGCATTGGCTACATCTGTTGCGTTTGCCTTGCCTGCAAGAGATGTTTCTGCCGTCTGCATTCGTGCCGATAACTGACTGACCGTGCTTTTTTCAGCTTTATTTCCTACGGTTGTGTCAATCCCGTTAAGCCTTGCGTTGAGGCTTGAGGAGCTTCCTCTTGCGGTTTCGACTTCTGATTTTACGGTGGTTAAATCTGCCGTTGCGGTTTTGAGAGCCTCTTCAACAGCTGTAACCCCGTCTGTTGCCTGCTCAATCCCCTCATCCATATGGTTGAGGTTGTCGGCATTAAGAGCAGGAGCAGATCCGTTCACAAAGACAATTTTATTGTATTTGTTCATTTTCTTTTATTTCCTTTCCTAATCGTTTTTCGCCCTTTGATGTGAGGGTAGTTATAAATCCGTTCATTTTCTTATTGAACACAAATGTTTCAATTGTCGGCAAATCTTCAAACGGAGTTTTAATTGTGTACTTATCGCCTGCCTCAAGCCACCAATACGAAAACAGCTTAATTTTTGTCGGGCGGTATTTATATACATCACCAAAAAAATTAACAGAATTATATTTTGTGCCGATATCACTTGCTGTTGTTCTGCACCTCATCAAAATGTTATCGGAAACATACCACGAAAAATCGTTACTGTTGCCATACAAAAACGCTTTTTTATCAGCAAACTTAGCACTGTACATACGGATAGGCTCAAGTTCGTAATCTTCAAAGGATAAATCTTTGTACGAATCGATTGTTTCAACGGAAGATTGAGAATACAGCCTTTTAAAACGCACTTTTCCGTCGGCATCTATAACGGCAAAGCTCAAAGTTAATTCTGCATAAGCTTGGATTAAATCTGACAAGGTAATGTCCTTTATAACCTTTTCCACGCAGGTATCATCAAATTTCAGCGGTACACTAAAGATAGATAAGCTCGGCGGTGAAACCCCTGTAATTGCATAATCTTTGGCAAATTCTGCGATTATTGAATAAAAGCTCTTAAAATTATCGTCTTTTTGATAGTGCGCATAACCATAGTTCTCTTTGCCTCCAAACCACAAAGACATATCCACCTTTGACATATCATAAAAAGCGTCATAGGCTGTGATTTTGACGATGTTACGCTGTTTTTTATCTCTTTGAGCCGACTGAATTTTACCGTAGAAAACAGGACATTCAATCGTTCCTGTTTCGGCAGGACAAATAAGAGTATTTGACGGGTACAAATCATCTGACGGATACAGCTCCGGTTCAAGATATGTTGCCGTTATGATGACCTGTACCGTCTTTCCTATCAAAGCCGAGCAATCATAATCAATGAGTTTCACGCTCATTTCAGAGGCTATGCAACCGCCGAATTTCAATTCTTTTTCAACGATTTCATTTTCAAGCGAAAAGCTGTCAAGCACGATACTTTCACCTGTTATATCCTCAAAACTGCCGTCTGGGGAATGCAGGGCAACGGTGTTGTAAAGTGTGTTTGTTTTCAGCTTATCAGCAATTTCTTTAGATAAAAGCATTTTTAAGAATCACCCCTTAATACTCAATCAGCTCAACAGTAATCGGCTGATAGGTTATATCATTCTTTTCGGCATTCATTACGGTATATTCAATATCGGGAATATAAAAATAAGAGGTGTAATAGCTGTTCGTTTCATCGTTCCAATAAGTTACCCTGCACTTCCTCTGTAACTTATTCGCCATTGAGAGGTTGATAATCGACTGAAAATCAATCTTTTCGTCAAGATGAAGAATGTGAGTTGAAAACGAAATTTTTGTTTTGTAATTTGGCAGCGTTGCCCTTTGAAGCGTACCGTTCTGATCTCGTTCCGCAGAAGTTTCAAGTCGCTGATTCGGAGTTGATGAAAATGCGGTAATGTATTTATTCGGCATTATGTTGTTGCCGAATTTAAGCAAATAGCCGTTATAATTTGACATATCATCCCCCCTTTATGCAAATGCGGATTTACCGTTGTGTCTGCGTCTGTAAAGCTCATCCTGTCTTATCATTTCTTCAAAAAGCGTTGAACCCTCAAGCTCGGCAGTAAACGAATAAGTGTTGCCGCCGTTATTGCGAAAGATAATGAACATTTCATAAATGCGTTTAAGCAGGTCAAGAATTTGTGTGAGAATCACTGTATCCTGACCGCCCGAATTGTCGAGCATACCCTGTAACTTGTTGAGCGGAGAAATAACCTCAGGGTTACCGCTGTTAGCGCCTGCGTTATCGCCGACAACAGCAAGTGTCGGAGCTTTAACAATACCGCCTTTTGCAAATTTTCGTGCAGGTGATTCTGTGGGTTCTTCAAATCTCGGAATGAGAGGCGGATTTTCAGGCATTGAAAAGCTCCAATCCTGCCCGATGACAGAACCAATTGCCCCTGCAATTCCGCCGATTGCATTGATAACACCGGAAACAAAGTTATAAATACCCGTCCACAAGCCGTTAATACCGTCAATGATAGCATTTACAATAAATCTAAACACGGCACAAATACCATCCCAAATACCTTTGAAAAAGTCGTAAATACCTTGCCAAGCTTTTTTCCAATCTCCCGAAAAAACACCTGTGATAAAGTCAATAAGACCGCCGAATGTTTTTTGAATGGAAGTAACCAATTCACCGATAAATGTAAACACATTATCAAATACTCTTTTTACGGCATTGAAAACATTCTGAAATATAGGTCCCCAAAAGCTGACAAGCCAGTTTACAAACGGCGACAGAAAGTTATTCCACACGGTTGAAACACAGTCTGCAACCTTACCGAAGAAGTTTATTGCGCCCTCAAAAACAGGCTTCAGCCAGTTTTCCCAAGCTGATTTTACGATTGCTACGATAAAATCCCACGCAGGCTTAATCCATTGATTGTAAACATTCATCAGGGTTGTGCCGATGTTGGTAAACATATTGCAGATATTCTGAAAAATCTGCTGTCCGTTGCCGTTCCACCAATTACTGATAATTGTTCCGATATCTCCGAAAATCTGACCGATAAAGTTAAACACATCTGCAAACTGCAATTGTAAATTTTCGAGAAATTCAGTGATTGTTGCACCGTCATTTTCAGTCCATTCAACAAGGCTTTCGGTTGCAGTTGAAAACGCACCCGAAACAACTTCGCCGACTGAGCCAGCAAAGGTTGTAAGACCGCTTAAAAGATTGGAAATTGATTCTTCCATTTGAGGGCGAACATTGTCAATTGCATTGCCTGCAAGTGTTCCGAAATTATCAAAAAAGGTTGAAAGGTTGTTATAGCCGTTTGTAAGATTGTTACCTATGGTGTCGATAAAGCCGATAATCTTTTCCCTGTCTTTTGAAATCCACTTAGCAACACCGCCTGAAATGGTCTGAAACGACTTTCCGCCGATTGTCGCAACCGCTCCGAATGCAGAGCCGATTGCCCCGAGTTTTGCAGAACCGACCTTTTGCATTGTGCCGAATGCCTTTTGAACTATGGGAACAGCATTATCAAAAACGGTCTTGCAGTTCTTGCCTATAGCTAACCAATCAACCTTGTTAATACCTTTCTGTACATTATCGACAAAACCTTTAAACCCGCTTTTTTCGTATAGATTTTTGAATGCACCCGAAAGATTTTTGCTTGTGTCCTTGACAACATTCTTTGCAACAGCTCCGCCCGATGAACCGCCTGAAGAGCTTTTTGATGAGGAGGTGTCTGACTTTGAAGATGAGCTGTCAGAGCTTGAAAGCACATTCAGCTTATCAAAGCCCGCAACACTTCTCTTTGCTTTTTCGGAACTTTTCTGAACATTATCAAGTGACTTTGAACTGTCATCTGCCGTATCCGTAAGGCTTTTGGCAGAATCGGACGCAGATTTGATATTGCTTGCGGTGTTATTGCCTGTATCCCAGCCGAAGACCTTTGAAAGCGATTCAACCGCACCTTTGGCATATTCCGTTAAAGTCGCAAGTGCGGAACTCAACCGCTTTACAACCTGAGTTGCCACCTGAAGAATAGGCTGACCGACTACGGCAAGGAGCTGTTTCCAGCTTTCTCTGAGGTTGCCCGTTACATTCTCCCAACCGTCTGCTTCACGGCTTGCCTGTCCCATAGCACCCGAAAGCTGATTAGCGTCCTTGACCATTTGCAAAAGCGTGAGCTGTTTCTGCGATTCCGACAAATCCGTAAATGACTTGCCATACAGCTTATTAGCCGCCGCATTTCGTGTGGTTTCAGTACAGGACAAACCGAGTGCGGCATCATTTTCAAAGTTGCCTTTAAGAAACGATTTCAGGCTTTCTGCGGTGTCTTCAAGCGAACGGTCGTAATATGCGGCACTGTCGGCTGTTACCTGTAAAGCCTCCTGCATCATACCCAAAGCACTTGAACTGTCCATACCCGTAGTTTTTGCAAAGGCATAAATGCTTGTGCCGACACCTTGTAATCGGGTTTCAAGAATACCGCTTTGATCGGCAACGCTCTGAATGGCTGATTCTGCCTGCGACTGCATTGTGCCGAAAGTCTGCTCAAACTGTGAATTTGCCGCATTGACTTCCGCAGCCGATTCAATGCACTGCTGACCGAACTCCTTGATTTTGGCAACGGAAAGGGCGGCAACCACAACTGTACCGATTTTCTTAAACGAGGATGAAACCGAATTGCTTAACTGCTCACCGCTGCCTTTGATGTTTGAAAACTCTTTCTCGGTTTTCTGAGAAACGCCCTCCGCAACCTTTGAAAAGGACTGTTTCATATCCGTGCTTACATTTTCAAAATCTTTTGAAAGACTTGAAAATGCCGAATCAAACTTTTTTGTAATTGAATCGGAAATCTTATGCAATGTTTTGGAAATATCATCACCCGTAAGCCTGACATCAAGCTCAATTTCACCCGCCTTTGTCGCCATATTCACCACTTCCTTTCATTTTAGATTTTTTAAAAACAGGCATAAAAACAGCGCACACCGTTATGATGTACGCTAATAAAATATTTGCAAAAGAACAGCCACCCCATTTGGAGTGGCTTTTTGTTTTATTTGTTGAGTTCGTAGTATTTGATGTCGATTTTCGGAAGTGACACATTGTTGCCCATTACGGTTTCATATGTATAGTCGCCGTCACAAGTTCCCCAGAATGTGATTACATCATCTTCAAGGAGTTTGTCCGCGCCGTCAGGAATTTCTACTGTTGCGTAGATTGTATCAGTCCACAATGGTTCATCAAGATACTCATTTTCTTCTTTGGTTATATTGATTCTCAGGTCAACCGAATCGCCCCAGCCTTCCTGAACCTGAATAATCTGACCTTCAAACTTGTAGTCATTACCTTTGTACTTGTCAGGGTTTCTTGAAAGAGTTTTAAAGTCGATTGTTTTGCAACCGTCTTTAAATTCTTTTTCAACCTTCTTCGGGTCTTTAGTAGGCTTTTCTGTTGCAACTTCTTTTGTGGTCGGTGCTTCTGTTGCTTTTTCAGTTGCTTTTTCTGAACTCTGATTTGCAACAGTAGTTTCCTGCTTTGATTTGTTTGAACCGCTGTTACCGTTAATTGCACCGTTTACACCGCCAACAATCATAATAGCAACAACGATAATAACCCAAAAATACCAACGCTTGTAAATTTTCTTCTTCGCATTTGCAGGATTTACGGTTGCCGAGGTTGAATCGTTTCCGCCAAAGCCTGCACCGCACTTGTCGCAAAATTTTGCATCGTCCTTTAATTCGTTTCCGCAATGTGGACATTTCATAAACATACACTCTCCTTAATAAATTTGTTAGTGTATGTTACATTTTATCACTATGTATTAACATTGTCAAGAATTTTGTAGATACAGCGAAAATTATGTACAAATTTACAGATTGGCGAAGAAGTTTTGAAATTCTGCAAGAACGGTGTTCATATCTTCGTCTGAATAGTGCTTTGCATTCCTTGACCGCCACTTGTTACGGATTTTGTGCTGTGACGAAGTAAAGTTTTTCAAGACCTCTTTGTCGGTTTCAAGGCGAATTTGAACCGTTCTTGCAAGCGGTGTTTCGGGCCCTAAGCCTTGCAGAAGTGAGCAGAACTCATTCCAACTCATTTTTGCAAAATCCTTTGAATAAATACTGACCCCGTACTCCGAGCGAAAGCTCGACACGATTAAATCAAAGTCATCAATCAGGTCGTAGCCGGGGTCTGAGCTTCCCCCTCGTCAGTCAAATCGCCTGTTGCAATTTTGGCGGATTCGCTGATAAGGGCGTTGAAATCGTGCATATTCAGCTTTAACTTTTCAATCTTTTCTCTCTCGGATTCATCAAAAAGAAGATGATACATTTCGATAACATCTTTGCTTTTACCGTTGCCGTCCTCAAAAAGTGCCGCAACTTTGAGCATTGAAACTGCGTCATTGTTGATTGCAAGGTCAACATTTTTAACTCTGACGCTCGGCTTTTCCTCAAAATTAAGCTTGTCTGTAATATCAATTAACTTTGACATAATCGTTCATTCCTTTCGTTTTTTAAGCGGCTGCTGTATATACGGGCTTGCCGTTTGACATAACTTCAAATTCAAGCGGAGCAACACCCGTGCTTGCGCCTGCACCGTTTGATGTAACGGATACAACTGCATTTTTAAAGAGGACGGTTGAGCCGTCGGGGAAAGTCCACATAAACGGAACTTCTACCTTTCTGCCGTTTTCAAATGACAATGCGGCAATCTGGTCGTTACCTGCGTCACCGATTGTACGCTTACCCTTTACCGAAATTGTGATTGACTTAGCAGTCATAAGCCTTGACTTCCAGCCCTCGTTTTCAAAGGCTGTCCATTCCTCGACACCGTTGTCAAATGCAACGGAAAATTCTTCGCAGTTAGCAATATTTGTCGTGGCGGATTCTGTTCCTGTCTTGCCAACCGCAAACTGATTTTCATAGCACGGGAATACTCCCGATTCAACCTTTGCCATAAAATTACTTCCTTTCGTAATAAAATTTAACTTCAATGACCTGCTCATACACACCCTTGTCATCTGTTCCCACATCAATGGGTTCTTCCGTGAGCAGTTCGATTATATAGATTTTGTGTTCCTTAATTTCAACATTTTTAATGCCGTAAAGCGTTTCGTAAAGTCTGCGTGCAAACTCCTCGGTTTCTCTTGCGTTGTCGGTGTAATGGATAAGCAAAGACACGCTTATTGTATCGTAGGTACTTTCACCGCCGATTGCCCTTGTGGGTGTTCCCGACTGCTTTAATGAATACACACCTATTGACTTATCCTGCTTGTTGTCGAGCTTGCCGATGTAGTAATGCTCGGCTGAGGTAACGCTTTTGAGCCAATCTCTGATGTCCGATAAGTAAATCAAAGTCCTGCTTCCTTTCTGTATAATCTCACAAATACCCGACTGCAAAAATTCTGCCGTGTACCGCCCTCAAGCCACGGTGAGAACCATTTACCGCCGGCGGCAATGTTTTCCTTACGGCTGAAATTATATTCGGGATGAAAATACAACCGCCTTGCATACGGAGTGCTTGACACGATTTTAACCGTGCCGTTCCAACTCTGCACACAATCTTCAAAGGTATTTTCGTTCTGAAGATTACCCGTATCAAACGGCATTACCTGCGTGTTTTTCACCTGTTTAAGAAGTGCGTCACCTGTCTGTTCAAGAGCCTGTTGCTTTGCCCTATCAAGCTGTTTTACAACAGGCATATTGAGTTTGATTTTTGATGATACCGAAAATCCCATTAAATCACATCCAATTCCGTAAAATTAACTTTGCCGTCGGGGTTGCGGTGTTTTGTACCCTGTACGATGTTTCGTTTTACGCCGTCAAGGATTACAAAGCCACCGCTTAAAGTGGGGCTGTCGGGAGCAATGTCGCCGTCAAAAAGCAAGACAGCCGACACCTGAACAATTTTCTGCTCTTTGGTATAGACCGTCTTTGCCTTTGACTGCATATTACACAAGGCAGAGCCACCGTGCAGGGTTGCTGACGGGTACAAGCTGTCGGAGGGATACAGGTTTTTGCACTCAAATGCGATAACAGGAGAGCCGTCCTCGGTTATTCCCTCACCGTAAATTGTGACCTCGACAGGAGTTTTGCAGAACTGCTTTTTTACAAGTGACGGAAATTTCACGGTTTTCACGCACCTTTCAGATTGCAGGATAACAAAGTCCTGTTGATTTTAGCAACGCATAGAGGTCGGCAGGAATTGCCACTCCGCTGATACACATTAAGTTCCAGCTTGCACCAAATTCCATTGATGTGCCGTTGATTGAATAGCTTTTCAGATAGGAAGAAATCATATCGGCATTTTCTTCTTCAAAAGCAGTAAGTCTGCTATGCACTCTGCTGATGATTCTCTTCTGCATTTCCGAAAGTTTTTCAAAATCAATGCGGTTAAAAGTCAGAACATCAATGTGTTCGGCAGAGATAATGCTGTTTTCATCTCCGCCCTGATGTTCAATGTAATCGGCATACATTACGCAACCGCCGTTGTGTCAACATCGGCATAAATGCTGTCAATTTTGCCGTCCTTGCCGTTCGGGAATACGAATGTGTCGGAAAGTGAACGGTTCTGATAGAGCCAGCCGTCACCCTCTGTGTGTGAGCCGGGAGCAAAGAAGTAAATGCTTGAAATCTTCGGAACAGTCTTGCAGGTTTCACCGCAAGCAACAAGAACATTGATTTTGTGAGCACCTGTTGCAGGCTCAAAACCGCCGTCATCGGGGTTAAAGTTGAAGTTATCGTAGAAACGCTCATCGTCAATAACCTCGATGATAGGGCAACCGTCAATCTCGGTCACTCTTGTTTCAATGCCGATACCGCCCTCTGCAATCTGTGTAAGCTCAATCTTACGAGTGAACTCTGTTGACTGTTCAAGGCAGTCCATAATGTGAGATGTCACATAGGCAACAAGAGTGCCTTTTGCCTTGTATCTGCGGAGCTTGCCGGCAGAAAGAATTGTTTTGAGCTTTGAGTAAGCGTTTGCTTTTGTCCAGTCGGTTGACTTGGTAGCCGAATGATAACCGTCTGTTGCCTGAGCCTTTGTTGCAACCTTTGAGAAGAAAAGTGCGTCCGTTTCGGGAGCAACCTGTGTCTGCTCAAACACCTTTGAAATATTCTCAACCTTTGCGGTTGCGTTAGTTTCGTCAACATCTGCCTTATCCACAAGAAACTCAATATCTCTGTCATGTTCGCAAGTGAAAGGAACATCAGTCTGAACATACTTGCCTTTGTTCCAACCGCCGTTGCGATTGTGGTTCTTAAAGCCTGATGTACTCATCTGTGTGAAGTGGAATGTTCTTGCACCAACCCACTTTACATTTGAAGTGATGAACGGTGATGTAAGTGTACCCTGAACAAGAATTTCGAGCAGGTCAGGGCTGAACTGCTCAGCATAGTTATTTGTGTTTGCCATAATTTTTCAATCCTTTCTTTAGTTAAATATTAAATCTGTTCCATTTTTTGGTAGGAACATTAACCTTTGGTTTTGTGCCGTCCGCTGTACCGTTGCCGTCACCGCCGATTTTCTTAACTCCTGTGCCGTTCTCGGCAGGTTTGCCCTTGAGTGCGGGGATATCGTCAAGCACCTTTTTAACCGCCTCGGTGAGCTTTTCGGCATTGACCTTGCCGTCTGTCACAGCCTTTGAAAAGTCTGCAATTTTAAGCACATACGGAACGGTTGCAATGTCAACGCCCTGTTTTACGGCTTCGAGGGTTGCCGACTGATTGACTTCTGCCATGAGCTTTGCGTTGTTTGCAGATTCAACTTCCGACTGCATTTTTGCAAAGTCGGGGGTGTTCTTGGCTTTCTGCTTTTTAAAAGCACCGATAGCCTCTTTCATCTCATCGGCTGACAATCCCTGCTCCTTAAAATATGACTTCAAAACGGTGTCCTCTGTCACGCTCTGTTTGCCTGTAATAAGGCTTGCGAGCTTGTCGTAATCAAAGGCAGGAGCGTTTCCCTGTGGAGTTCCCTGCGGTGCAGGTGTCGGTTCATTTGGGGTTGGTGTTGGATTTGGTTCTGCCATTTTTTCATATCCTTTCAGTTTTTCGGGTGTCTCCCGTAATCAGTTTATAGAGTGTCTCTCTGTTTCAGTTTTGCACGGTGTCTCCCGTAGTTTAATGTCTTCGGACCATAAAAAAGCACCTTACATATTCGTAAAGTGCTTAATCTGCTGATTCTGTTTTCTTTGCTCTCGGCTTTTTGGGAGCGTCAGGCTTGACCTCTTCTGCAAAACCACCGTCAATGAGTTCCTTTGCTCTCTGCTCGGAGCATTCAAAAACTTCATTCACAGGTCGGGTTACATAACCGTTCTGCCTGTCGTTAAATGCTGTTGTTACTCTGATTTTCATTCTGTCACCACCTTTCAAAACCGGTCGAAATCAACGGGTTTAAATGCAAAAAGCACCCTATAATCAACATTGCTGTCGATTATAAAATGCTCAATTCGTAATTTTATGCTGTTTTTGTGAATTGCATATAACAAAACCGCCCTTTTTACGGAACGGTTAGATTATGCCACTATCTTTTAGATATTGCATTTTTTGTTTCTCTCTAAGCTTACTGTAAAGCGCTTCAGCATCTTTAGCTTCTTGTGGAGCATCTTCACGCAAAGTGACATTTAAACCATTTGTTACAAGGTACGGCTTAAACGCATTCCATAGAGATTTTTGTTCTTCAGTTTGTATCAATCTCATACCATCATCACCCTAAAAGTTTGCTGACTCTGTACTCGTTATACACTTCATCCATAGCTTTATCTTTTAAGCATTCAAAAGCATACTCACTTATATCCTCTATATTATAACCGTTATTTATCAATTTTTCAACCTTTGGAGCATAAATTTTATTAAGGTAATCGCAATATTCAAAATAATCGTTAATACCTCCGAATTTTGCTCTGTAATTTTTAGCGTCTTGCCAATGAATCAGTTCGTGAAGAATTGTACTCAATCCGTCTTGCGGACAAGCCAAGTTTTCTTGTAAATCTGACAAATCACTTGTTGAAAAGTATGCTGAATTGACATTTAGAACATTCTGCATTGGCATATATGAAGCAATAGCATTTACTCGCATTTCTTCGGGAGAGATAATACAAATATCAGGTTTTCCGCTTGTTTCAACCTCTCCGAGCATATCAAACGCTTTTCTCACTTGCATATCAAAATCATGAAGTTCTTTTCGTTTTAGCTTTACCTTATCTGAAATATAAACATTGTCACACAATGTATTTGCCTTGCGGGTATCAATTGTAATTGTTTCGCCCTCAATTTTGCGTTCAAAAGTTTTTGATATATCTTCCTTAAAAACAGGTCTGTAATATTTTTGTTCATCAGTCTTCAAAGAAAATCGTTTTGCCTTTTCTTCAAGCGTATTCGCCCTATCGTGCCACTCATCGGCTCGGGTTTGGACAATGCGTTTATTGTCCTTATCAAGACTGTATTCGGCACGGCGGTCAAAGCGTTCTGCCTGTCGCTGTGCATACTGCTGTTTTTCCTCAATTCCTCGCTGACGGTCAAGCTCTTTGATTTCATAGTCAGACAGCGGTGCGTCCAAATCATCAAGTTCGGGATAATATGTACTTGTGCTGTCCTTACATCTCGGATGAAACAAACCGTTCTTGATTGCGGTTGAGAGAAGCGGATAGTTTCCGTCTGACTTTTTGCCGTTTGAATAAACATCGTCAATAAACACCTTGCCGATATATTTTGCACAATCGGGGCAACCGCCCTGTCTTGAGTTCACAACAACTAGGGATACTCCCCATTCGGCTCGCTTTTCGCCCTCACCACGCAGATAGGCTCTTTTGTTGGCTGTTTTAACCGCCATGTCCGCATAATCGGAGAGCGTGTGCCTTGCACCGTTTTTGTACTCCACACAATTCAGTCCTGCGTTTAGCATATCCTTGCAGGCGATGTCAACAGCTTTTTCGTATGTAACCGCACCCGTGTTCATTGCAACCTGTGCGTTAAAAATCGCCTTGCGGTACTTGTCGTTGCTCATACGCAAAACTGCCGTTTCTGCCCTCTTTAAATCGTCTGTGGTCGATTTTATGAGTGCGTCAAGTTTACGGTCATTCACCTTAAAAAACTCGGCTGTGCTGTGTGCTGACGGCTTTTTCGGGGCTTTGAAACCGTCCTTAACAGCTTCAAGAATTTCTGCCTCCTGACTTGCATTTCCGTCAGCTTTGGCGGTGCGAATCATCTCTTCAACCTTACTGTTAATGGTTTTGAAACGCTTGCCGAATTTCTTTGCGTTGTGCTTGCGGTACTCTTCAAGACTTTTGAGCTGTTCAGCCTGCCATTGTGTCCAGTTGTAACCCTCTTTGGTTTCTTCGGCTCTGTGACGGCTGAAATTGCGCATCATGCTGTCAATCAGTTCATCTTCGATTTTTTCAAAGGCTTCTCTGATATTGTAATCACTCATTGTTTACCTGTGTATCGTTCTGTTCGGGATTGCTTTCGGTTTTTTCTGCATTATTTTCCGCATTTTCTTCATCATCTGCGTTATTGTTAGGTTCTTCTGTGTCGGTAAGGTCCACATCGTCAAGCTCCGATTTTTCTTCTTCGCCTGCAATACCCTGTTCCTCTTTAATTCTCTGCACCTCTTCGGCTTTCCAATCCTCCGACTTGCTGTCGCCGTAAAGTTCGTCAACCGAGGTTTCAACTGACATCAAACCGCCCTGTCTTGCTTTTGACACGGTTTCAACCTGACTTTCAAAGCTCGGATTTGCATATTCGCCGAAGTTTACGGATACTTCCAAGCCCTCAACAATACCCTTGCCGTTAAGTTCACCGTCTGCATTGAGTACAACTGCAACAAGGCTTTGAAGTGCGTTCTGCGTAATTTTCACAAGGTTCTGCCTTGTGTAAAGGGTTGTCTTTTCCTTTTCACGCTGAGCGTCTGCATTATCAAGCTTCTTCGTATCAATGCCGAGAGTTGACGGCGATATAATGCCCTGTAAGCAGAGGTCGAGGGCAGTAATGTATGAACTCAAATAGCTTTCGTGCTGAATCTGCGGACTTTCGGTGTAAATCCTGTTGCCATTGCCGTTTTCAGACATATCGTTGCCCACGGTGATAAATCGGTTGTCAAACGGATTCGGCGACATCGGCTGACAGGTTTCGGGATTTCTCGGAACAAGGCAATTAGGCACATACTGCTTTGTTCGGCAGGCTCTGAGTGCGTCCATCCACTGTGACCACACTTCATCAAGGCTGTCGAAAGCGTCTGTTTTTATGCCGATAATGCCCGCACCTCTGCCCTTGTGGCACGATTTGCCGTAAAGGACAGGTACAGCCCACATATATGATTCGTCAAATGTAACGCCCTTTGAATCAATCCACGAAAGAGCGTCAACCGTGTGCAGGTCAATCTCTTTGCCGTTGTCATCATACAAAGCATAGTGAATATAGCCGTAACCGTATGTTTCTTCAAAGCGGTAACGGCGGTGTTTTTGCGTGTAATCGGTGTAAAACTTAACCTCTCGGATTCTGCCACGCACATATGTAAAGTCGATGTTTTCGGCAGGATACCATTCAACAATCGGCACATCTGATACAGCCGTGTCGAAGCTGACCTTAAAAGCACCGTCACCGACAACACATAGGTCACGGAGCATTTGCTTAACCGTGTCGGATAGCTTGTTCTGCTTTTCAATGTCTTCCCAACGCTCTGCATAAGCGGTTGAATTTTTACTTGTAACATCTGTGCCGTTGTAGTCGGTAATTACGATATTCACAAGCGTTTCGCAGATGAGTGCCGGCAAGCCCGTGTGTATTTTACGGATTTCAAGCCCCTTTGTGCTTTTTGCCGCCCAAAACATAGTTTTGTTTGTATCAATCTGCCTGTACAGCTCCGCAAGCTGTCTGCTGTTGCCCCAATACCAAATGCGATTGATAAAGCACTCGGTCAGATGATTGCTTGTTTCGGTAACGGTAATTGTTTTGTCGCTTGCAGGAGTAATCTGCAAAAAGTTTTTAATTCCCGATCTGATAGATTCAGCCATTCTGTTAATCAGCCCCATTTATTTCACTTCCAATAATATTTTTAAACGGCAGCCACGCATATTGACCGCTGTTAATGCAATGGTCGTGACCGTCCTCGGGTGTGTTGTCTTTATCCTCTCGCCAGCTGTAAATTTCAAACTCGGCAATCGTGTTTTTACAATGTTCAAGCACAAAATAACAATCGGTGGCAAGCCAGCCGAGTACAAGATTGATTCGGTCGATAATCTTCGTTTTCTTCCATGCATTTGCAAAGTCATAGACACAGCCGTGCTGTCGCTTATACTTTTGAAATTCGGTAATAGTCGCTTGGTCGGCGCTGTCAATAAAAGCCGTGCGTGCAAAGCCCCATTCATCACGGTTGCGGTCAAGAAAATCAATAAAATTCTTCACCGTGTCACTCGGGGCAATAGGTGTTTGCATTTCAGCGTTGTTATAAACTCTTTCATCAAGCTGAACACACTTGCCGTGATTGGTAATGCCGTAAAATGTCATTGCGATAGTGTCAGGCGACTTCTGCGAATAGGCGGTATCAAGACCTGCGGTGAACTGAACAAAGTGTTCCGACTTGCGGTTACAGTTCAAAAACTTTCCTGCCCACTCTTTTGATTTGATATGTCTTGCCCTCTCAAAATTCGGGAACACAAGACCTGTTGCTCTGCCTCGCAAACCTAAGATTTTATTTTTATAGAGCTTTGTACCTTTCGGTGCAGAGTTCTTTTTCTTTTCAATCTGTTCGGGTGTAAGACTTAAATTGTCGGCAAAAGAAAAGAACCAATACCGCCAATTCGGTACAGGTTCTTCGGTAAGCTCCGCCGTAATCTCGGGAGGAACATCATTTTCATATTTTTTAAAAGGACGGGAGCGGTTGACAAACTCCTTATACACAGGCAGGCTCGGATCGTCGGGATTCAGCGTTGCAAGCATATAGTCATTACGGGTTGACATCTCTCGGATAAACTCGATATCGGCGGTGTTGATTTCGTCAATATAAACGCACCCAAACTGCGCACCGAGAACCATTTCCCACTTATCCCGACTGCTGTAACCGAGAATATAGATGATTTTGCCCTCAAACTTGATATGCGGCAGCCTGTAGTCCTTGTCGCCATTGCCACAGTAAACTGCGTTACGGTGCAGGTCGAGAATACCGTTATCCTGCTGAATAATAGTTTCCTCAGCCTTGCCCGTAGTTTTGGCGGCAATTGTGTGAAGCTTCTTCGGCGACTGCGACACCATTCGCATAAACTTAACGCCTGCTCCGACGGTAGTTTTTCCCGAGGCTGTCGTGCCTTCAAGAAATTCAGCTGACACATTCGTTGTGTTGATGAAGTCAATGTATTTTTGCGACAAAGGAAAGCTACTCACTCAAGCCCTCACCGCCTAACTGTCTGAACACATCGGATAGCTTTTCGGACTGCTCAACCTTTGCGTCAACCTTAACGGTGTATTCGCCCGTCATCTTGTTGAGCGTGTCAATCGCCCTGATTCTGTCGGAGGTGTCCTGCTCAGCACTTCGGGCAATATCGGACAAAGCAACCTGTCTGTCCTTTGCACTCATAATGCGCTCATCTTTGAGCTTATCAGAAAGCTCCTTGATGTATTTTGAAACTCCAACATTCTCCAACAATTCATACGCTCTTGCGTTTGCGTAATTTTCTGAATATCCTGCCTGTATCGCACTCTGAACGGTGTTACCACTCTGCACATAATATTCCGCAAACTTCCTCTGTCTTGCATTTAATTTGTCTTTCACGGTATCACCGCCCTTTCTTTTCCCTCACAACACAAAACCGCCCTCAAACGAGAGCGGTCTGTGTAATACTTTTAAAAGGAGGGCATAAATGCCAAGTTATGCCAAGTTGTAATCATTTTTCCGAATCTTTCAGTTTACATTATATCACCCTTATTCGGGACAACGGGACAAATTTACCAATTATGACGGTAGCACATCTTCTTTATGCTGTCGATAGTGTTATTACCGCCTACCTTGGTTAAAATCTTCGCCCAGCTGTATTTTAAGCCGAGGTGCATAAAAAGGCAATTCTCCACAAAGTTTTCACGGGAGAGGCTGTTCAGAGCTGAATTTCGGCGAATTTCAAGGTTCTGAATATCCCTTTGAATATCTGCAATCTGCACCACCGCATTGCCCACCCTGTCGGATGTCTGACCTGACGGAACAATTCGTTCGCCCAGCGTCACCGCCGTGTTGTCCGCCTCAGCCTGAATCCGTGCCATTTTCGCTCTGAGCCGTGAAATCTCTCTGTTAATGTCCTTAATCTCTTTCGCTGTCAATCTATATCACGCTCCTCCTCGTCAAGCATACCAAGTTCCTGCGCCAACGCAACAACAGCGGTTACAATCAAACGCAAATCCTTACCTTTGATGTTACACATATTAAAGCAAACATCGCCCTCATCGTTATCAAGTTTACCAAAATCAATAACAAGTCCCTTTTCAACAACTTTTGTGTCGTCGTTATCGTAATTAACGGTAATGTTTTTAATATCTTTCATTTTCTTCTACCTCGCTTTCAAGCCATTTTTTGACTGCATGTATGCAATCTATTCGAAGGTTGCTAGATGTACAATGCGGTGCATAAAAACTTTGATGTGAACAATGGTTGCAGTATGTAAAATGTTTTTCACTTTCATCAAGCAACATTTCCGCCATATTCTCAACGCTCATCTGTTTGATTTTTTCAAAGTTTGTCATTATCAATTACCTCATTTTTTAAAAATATGTTAACAATCTCGTGAAGTGTATCAGCAATCTCTTTTCTTGAAATTTTATTGTCAGTTGCGTTTTCGCAAAACATTCGCAATACTGCATAAAGTACTTCACATAATTCATCATCTCCTGCATTGATAGCTTCGACATTTATACAATCATCAGATGTAAATGTAAAAATCATCTTCGGAGGAACGACACCTGAGAATTTATATTTTTTCTGAATTCCCTTAATATTCTTTTTTGTCATTTTCTTCATCTCCTTCAAAATTAACAACTTTTCCATTGTCGGTATAGTCCCGTTTGTCAAATTCAAGTTTCAGCTTGTCGATAACCACACGGTCGATATGCTCCCAAAACACTTCGTCAGTGTCGGAGTGTTCAATTATCTCGGTCATAGACTTTAGTGCCTTTGCACATCTATCACGACCAAAGCCGAAATCTTTATGCAAGGCATACAGCATTGTTTTAAATACTCTGCGTGTGATGTCTTTGTTTTCTTTTTCTCGGATCTGTTCATATGCGCTTTTTGCAATCCGTTCAGCTTCCTGTTTAAGCTGTTTCGGAATCTTAGGTGGTATTCTCGCTTTCAATGCTTTCTCTCCTTTCGTCAATCTTATCAAGTGCAGTTATAATCAACGAGCTTTTAGCTTTGGTGTCCATAAGCTCTGCCTGATAATAAAACTGACCTGTTGTATTCCGTCTGATGATACAGCCTTTCAGGATGTATTCTGTGCCATTGTGCAGCACAACTCTTTCAAGGTTGCGTTTAACTTCCGAGATATTCACAGCATTTCCACCTTGATGTAAATACCCGAAACCTCTGCCCAAAACTTTTCACATATCTCACTTGCAACAAGTGCGTCATCAGACCAAAATCCGAGAGCGGTCATACAGTCTTTTAGCATTTTTTGCAGATTGTCTGTGTCTGGCTTTGTTGTACGATATTCGCCGTCCTGATGTTTGCCACGAGGAAAGCACCACTTTGTTATCAACCTGACACCCGACTTGTACGGTTCTGACGGTTTAAACTTTGCTAAGTGTGATGTGAGCTTTTCTCTTGCCTGTTTCACCTCGGACGGATTATAAAAAACAGGTTTGCCGTTTTTTACCATAACTTTATGTTCCTGTGCAGTTACGGTCGGCGGTATCATCGGCATAAAAAATTCAGTCTTCATTTTCTTCAAAATAATCAACTCCATACCACAACTTTAATTTCGGGTCGTAAACTATGTATCCGTTAGCTACTAACTTATCCAACACATAGTCAATCAACGCCGGTCGTTTAGAAATCCAGTCCATTACCTGATCGTTTTTGTAACTGTAACTTTTATTTGGAAGTTTTCGCCTCAAAGGTGGCATTCCCTTAGCGATTTTCAATCTTTTATCTTTTGAAGTCGATTTACATTTTGCCATTTTTTGCCATTCCTTTCTTAACTTTAAAATTTTGCTTTTAGTCACAGGTCAGGGGAAGGAGTTGTTGTGCGTAAGCTTCGCACAACTACTTCACCCCTGTGACCTTAGGGAACGGAAATACTCCTATATATATAGAATATATATATAGGTTTTTTCTTTCCCTCGGAAAATCTCGAGAAAAAAGTCATTTTCCGTCATTTTTAGAAAAGGAAAATCTCGGGAAATTTTCCCTATTTTCCCTCACGGAAAGGGAAATTCTCGATAAAATTTTCCTTCCAAATTTGACAGAAAAGGAAAATTTATTCGACTTTTTCCTTTTCCCTCAATCCTGTTTTACCGCCGTCAATCCAAAATCCGCCGTGCTCTTTTAATCGATTTCGGACTGTTTTTTCGGTAACTCCAAGATATGTAGCAATGTCATTTATATCTGCCTGACCGTTATTTTCTTCTGCAGTAAACGCTGTCATAATAGATTCTGAGCGTTCTTTTTTGCGTTCCGATTCACTCTTTTTCTTACCGAAATTCTTCTTATAAGGCGGGTTAAAATCGCCCTCAAAATTACAGTCCTTCAACACGCCTGTTGTATCTAATTTGTGTATCGGATAATCAAACCAAAGGTTAAGTGCATCAAATGCCGGAAACTCTCGCAGAGTGCCCTCTATTCTCCACGCTGACATCCCTTTTACGGTTTTTTCGGCACGGGCAACATCTGACATCATCAGCTTAAAAGACTGTTCAGGAAGCGTTTTGCGTGCGATGTCAATCATATTATTTGACATTACCAAATCGTCCTGCGAACACACTTCACTGATTTTGTTGAAGCGACCTATCCAGTCTTTGCAGATTTTACAGGTTCTTTCATCCTTTTGCTGTTTCATCAAATCATCGCTGACTTCAAGTCTTGTAAGGTCAAGAAGTGCGTCAGGGTCACGAGCGAAAACACCCGAACCCGAAACTCTGTCCATTGACTTTTTACCGCCCTGAGCACCTTTTGAATGGTGGTGACAGTAGATTACCGCACAACCGATTTCGGTACACACCTTATCAAACTGGTTGCAAAAGTGTGCCATTTGGTCAGCACTGTTCTCATCACCTGTGATAACCTTGTATATCGGGTCAATCACAACAGCTATAAAGTTGCCTTTTAAAGCTCTGCGTATGAGCATAGGCGCTAACTTATCCATAGGCACGGACTTGCCACGCAAGTTCCAAATATCAATTCTGTTTAAGTTTTTTGGTTCCAGTCCAAGTGCTTCATATACGTCTTTAAATCTGTGAAAACAGGACGCACGGTCAAGTTCAAGATTCACATACAAGACATTGCCCTGCGCACACTTAAAGCCGAACCATTCTGTACCCTCTGCTATTGCTATGCACAATTCAATCAGTCCGAACGATTTGCCGGCTTTAGAGGGACCGCCGAGGAGCATTTTATGTCCTTGTCGCAATACACCCTCAATTAAAGGCGGTGCAAGTTCGGGAGGATTTTCAAAAAAATCTGCAAGGTTGTCAAGGTCGGGCAGGTCATCGTTGATACTCTCCACCCAGTCTTTCCACTCGGCAAAGTCTGATTTACCGATATTGGTGTCAATGATAAACTGCTTTTTGCCGTTGCGGATAACACCGGGCATACGGCTCAGCCTTGACGGATTGCGGTTCTGCTTGTCGATTTCAAAGCCGTTTTTACGGCATACATTATATAGGTAATCAACTCTTTTGCGGTATTCGTCATAATTTACGGCGTCAATCTTCACAATTGCGTGAACGGATTTTCCTCCTGAATAAACAAGAACGGCAACAGGCAGTTCAAGTTCTCTGATGATTGCATTTTGTTCTTCAAGAGCCATACAGTCCGATTCAACAAGTGCGTAGCGATAATCGGTTACATTCTCATTTTTTACACCCTTACCGTCCAACGGATTAAACCTTATCCACGCTCCTGCCTCGGGCTTGTAATCGCCGAATACATTTGATATATCACCGTCACAATTGTTGAGGGCGGCAATAAGCTCACCTGCCGTACGGTCACAACTGCCCTTTGTAGGCAGATATTTAACCTTGCCGTTATCGTTCTTCTCCCAAGTTTCGGTTACATAGCCGACATTTTCGGAGCTGTCAAAGAGGGTTTCAAGGTAGGTTACAATTTCATTCGCAGGATTCCAGTTTGCAGGCTCGTGAAACTTTACACCCTCACAGGCTGTTACTCCGATATCGCCCTGTTCAAAAGCAATTTCATCATTCCAGCCGAGTTCTTTCGATTCACGGAAAGTCATACCTCTGTCTTTTGCCATTTGAACTATCGTGCCTGCTGTGACAGGTGAAGCAGAGCCGTTAAAGCTCTGCCATTTCTTTTCACACTCACCGTTGTGATAGCGGTTGTCTGCTCTGCTCCAATCGTCCCAGTCCTTTACGCTGTATCCCTCTTGTTTGAGTGCCATTCCGACATTTACCCAGTCTTGGTAGTCGAGCTCTGACGGGCTGATGTATTCAAGCGCATTAAGTAAGTCCAACCGTATTCACCTCGCTTTGCGGTACATATGTTTTCGGGTTAATGTTTTTCGGAGTTCTCCAACCGTTTGCGGCAATCCTTGAAATCAAGGCTGACGCTTCGTCAAACTGCCATTTGCCCACGTGCTGAAAACCTCTGCTTTCGAGCATGCGGATTTGTTTAGGTGTGGTTAAGCCCTCAATTCTTCGCTTTTCGAGCCTGTCAAGAATAAGCTTTGCTTTGCCTGCGCTCTGGATTTCATCGGGGAATATTCCGAGCTTTTCAAGTTTTGCTTTCTGTTTGTCTGTAGGCGGAGAGCACTCCCAGCCGAATGCAGGAACATATCCTGCAAGGTCCTGCGCCTGAATTGACATTTCGTACTGCAACGGATCTACAAGTTTGCGTTTGCGTGTTCGCATTTCCGCAAGCTGATTTGCAAGCGCTTCTTCACGCTGAGCAACAACATCTTCGCTTGCCTTTTCCTCCGCTTCTTCAATGTCAATCGGACAGCCTGCCTGTTCTGATAAGTTTTCGGTCATTTTTTGTGCGACTTCATCGTTGTCGCAAATGAGATGTGCAGGTCTGCAAAGTTCGTGCCTTTCGGTGTGCCACAAAAAGTCGAGTAGCAAAAGCTCCGTCTTGTTTGGTGCAAGCCTTGTTCCTCTGCCGACCATTTGGCAGTAAAGCCCACGCACCTTTGTAGGTCTTAAAACAACAACGCAGTCAACGCTTGGGCAGTCCCAACCCTCGGTTAAAAGCATTGAGTTGCACAAGACATTGTATTTATCGTTTTCAAAGTCCTGCAATATCTCTGCTCTGTCCTCGCTGTTACCGTTTACCTCTGCCGCTTTAAAGCCTTTTTCGTTCAAAATGTCTTTAAATTTCTGCGATGTTTTTACAAGCGGTAAAAATACAACAGTTTTACGGTCCTTACAGTATTTTTTCATTTCCTCGGCAATCTGATAAAGATACGGATCAAGTGCCGTGTCAATATCACTTGCTTTAAAATCTCCTGCCTGTGTGGCAACTCCCGAAAGGTCAAGTGTAAGCGGTATTGTCACAGCTTTAATTGGTGTCAAGTACCCCTCTTTGATAGCCTTAGGGAGTGTGTATTCATACGCAAGCGAATCAAATACTGTTCCTAAATTTTTCATATCTCCTCGGTCGGGTGTTGCGGTAACACCCAACACTTTTGCATTGTCAAAATGCTCAAGCACACGCCGATAGCTGTCGCTGATTGAGTGATGTGCTTCATCAATAATGATTGTATCAAAGTAATCGCTGTCAAAGTTTGACAGTCTTTTTTCACGCATAAGCGTCTGTACAGAGCCTACAACAACCCTGTTCCACGAACCTATGCAACTTTGCTCGGCTTTTTCGACTGACGAATTAAGCCCTGTTGCTTTTTGGATTTTGTCCGCCGCTTGGTTGAGCAATTCTCCACGGTGGGCAAGTATCAGCACCCTGTCGCCTCGACGGACACATTCTTCGGTGATTTTTGCAAAAACTATCGTCTTGCCACAGCCTGTAGGCAAGACAAGTAATGTTTTTAAATTGCCGCTTTCCCACTCGGAGAAAACGGCATTCTTTGCTTCATTCTGATACGGTCGAAGTTGCATTAAAAGCTACCCGGTGTCCAGTTATTCGGCATCGCAGTATTTGGCGTTGCAGGCTGTGTGTTATACTGTGGCGTATATGTAGGCTGTACATACTGCTGAGGTGCAGACTGTGCTACAGCAGGCGATATCGTTGTCACCTGCTCATCGTAGGCATAGAAATACTTGATGTCATTTGTTACGCCCTCTGTGCCGTCATTCTTGACATATTTGCGGATGATAACCTGACATTTACCTTTCTTGCCGATAATGCCTGTCCAGTCCATACGGAGCGGTTCGCCGTGCTTTTTCATTGACACAGACAAAAAGAGCTGTGACAGCTTCCATTCAAGCGAGGAGTGCAGTACGAAATTAACTGTAATTTCTCGCTTGTCATCTGCTCCCCACACATCAAAAGTCACTTTCGCCATATTACATGGTGGCAGTTTACCTTTACCCTGTGAGCGAGCACGCTCAACCTTTGCTACTGTAAAATCATAATCACCCTCGGGGAGCGGTTCGTAATTTCCGCCCTCTTCGGTTATTTCGTCGTTCCAACCGAATTCTCTATCCATTTATACATCTTCCTTTCTTATTAAAACGGTAAGTCACGGTTGCTCTGTATCACTTCGAATACCTTATTCCACGCTCCCACAAGGCAACCGCTAATAAATCGTGGGTCATAGTTTGTAATCGGTGTATCGTAAGGGTAGTGTCCCTGTGTAAACACCGCCTGTCTGATTTCGCTTTCATCAACACCGTTAGCTCTCATAAGGTCGGCAAGAGCTTTTGGTATGCCCTCAGGAATATTGACAGACTTGTCATTCTGTGGCATAGGTGAAGGTGGTACAGGCTCGGGAGCTTTTTCGATCTGCGTAGGTTGTGGTACAGGCTGTGTCGCAGGCTCTGCCTTAGGTGGCTGAGGTATCGGATTCTGCGGAGCAGAAGCGTTATTTGCAGGTGCGACATCATTAAAAATGTGGGCAATGCCTGCATAGCTAAAGTCCATTTCTTCGGGCAGTCCGTGACGATTCTTTGCGTCCCAACAAGGGTGATGAAGCGTGTACATTACTCTTCCTCCGCCCTGTGCCTTGTACTTTTTGCCGTCTTTGTCGGTTGCAACTGCTACTGTTTTATAGTTTGCGAAAAGCACCATATCCGCCCATTCTTTTACAAGCGGAGAAATCTGTGAAGCGGTCTTTTTGCCGAGTTTAAGCTCCCAGCGGTCATATTCACCGATTTCATCAGGCTGTGAAAACTTGCGGAGCTGTGCGTGTGCGGTAAGCACAACATTGATACCTCTGTCAATCAAATCTTCAAGGCTGTTCAAAAATCTGCCGAACTCCTCTTTTTCGTAAACATATCCGTTGCCGTAGCCGAAATCTTCAATACCTTTTTTTCCGTACTGAGCACATACATCATCAATACAAAGCTGTTCTGCCCAGTCGATTGTGTCAATGACAACCGTCTTGCATACAGTCGGATTGCTTTTGATATATTCAAGCTGACTCTTTAGCATGGCCCACGATGTCGGCTTATCCATTCTTGCAACATCAAGATTTTTGGTACTGCCCTCTGTGTCAATAAACAGAGGATTCGGAAACTGCGAAGCAAAAGTTGATTTGCCGATACCCTCGGGACCGTAAATTACAACCTTTTGAGCCGACTTAATTTTACCTCTTGTGATGTTCATTATCTTACCCCCTGTACATCCGAAAAATTGATTTTATTGCCGTCAACATCAATGACAACATAGTCGATTGCGTAGTTGAGCAGTTCGTTTGTCAAATCCTGTATTGACTTGCCTGTCATACCTGCAATCAAAACAATTCTTGAATAGTTTTCAGGCATAATCTTGACCTTGGTATAACCGCAGGCAAGCTCTCTGTGCGGATTGCATTTGATTACACATTCATTTGTATTTGTTTTTGCTGTTGTTTTAGCTGTAGTTCTTGTAGCCATAATTAAAACTCTCCTTCTGTCCAAGTCGGTGTTGTAACAGGTACGGTTGTTTCGGATTTAACATAACCGTCCTCAATGATGATTGAACATTCATCACCGTTTGAAACTCTTGTTGCAATAGCCTGCAATCCCTCTGATTCAAGCCATTTTGCAAAGTCTTTGAGTGTGTCGGTATCCATTTGTTCGAGCTTGTCAAGCAGGACAAATCCGCATTCGGGATTGAGCTTGCGAACAATCGCCGTAGCGACACGAAGCTGTTCCGAACCGCTCATGTTGTCCCACTTAAAACCGTTGTATGTAAGTTCGCCCTTTTCAACAGATAAACCGTCAAGTGGCAAGTTCGCGTTATTGAGTAAGTCATATTTAGTTTTGCGAATTTCTTCAAGCTGTGCCGTCATATCGGCATACTTGCCGTAATATTCCTTTGCGTCCTCATCAGCTTTCGCCTTATCAAGGTTTGCTCTGACTTTGCGGTTAATTTCGTCAATTTCGGTAATGTTTCTTTCAAGCTCTGCCGTGCTTTCATCGTGCAGTTCGGCAACGGTCTTTCTGCTCTGTTCAAGCTGTGCAAGCACTTTTGTAAGTTCGGAGTTGTATTTTCTCAAATCCTCGTTAAGCCTGTTGATTTCGCTCTGTAAATTGTTGGCACAGATTTCAAGGTTATCTTTTTCTGCTCTCAGACGGTTGTTTTCGCCGTTGCGTGCAAGGATTTCCTGCTGTTTGTTGATAAGTTCCGAGGCTGACACAGGTTCATTCGGCACACCCTCATACTCGGGCATTTCGGCGGCGAACTTTTTCTTTTGGTCTGCAATCTGACCGATAGCACGGCGCTCGTTATACACCTGTGTTTCCTGCGTTTCAAGCTCATAAACTCTGTTGCCTACACCGATAATCTGCAGGAGCGTGTCAGCCTTTTCCTTGCCGGTTGCATTCATAAATTTCGGCAGGTCAAGAGCAAAGTTACTGACAAATGCGTCAAGCAAAGCCTGTCCGCCTTTGTTGCCTGCGGTGTCAATTACTTTAAGACTGCTGTTCTTACCGCTACGCTCCACAACTATACCGTTCGAGAGTTTGATTTTTAGATGTGGCGGAATCGTTGAACCCTCACGGTACGGAGCAGACGGAGCGAAACGATTACCGCCGAGAGCCCACGCAATTGCGTCAAGAACAGATGTCTTGCCCTGTCCGTTTTTACCGCCCAACACGGTAAGTCCGTTTTCGGTCGGTTCATAAGCAACCGCCTTTACTCTTTTTACATTTTCGATTTCAAAAGCTGATATTTTTACTGACATATTAAAGTCCTCCTTGACAATTCGCTTAAAATTGTCTATCATTTAATTAAGGTATTTTTCTTTGTCCGTTGAGGCTTTGCAGAGCTTCAGCGGATTTTTTCTTTTTTTCTTTGAAGTATTGCATATTTTTTTCGCGCTTGATATAGGCGAGCTGACCTGCAATCGCTACAAAAGTCAGCGCTTTTTCGTTCAAAAAAATCTTTTCCACAACGCTTACAATGTTGTACGGGTATTCTTTTAAACGATGTGCAACTGTCGCAATCTTTTTCGCATGCAATACAGCCTTTGATATTGCTCCAATTCAAGCACATATCCTTCTGCCAATATTCACTGTATTCCTCATCAACATTTGAGTTCGTTTTTGCAACACAAAGTAAATCTCCTGCGATGATTGATAACAATAGATTAGCTTTGTTTTTTTCTTCGTCCGACATAAGTCGCTTGTATTTTAACGGCTTGTCAGGCGTTCCGTCTCCAAAGTTTCCGTTGCCTATGTAATTTCGCACTTTATCAAGATTTTCCGTGAGATACTTATCGAACACACGTCCTCTGATAGCCTTAACTGATCGACCGATTCTGTCGGATATTTCTTCATATTTGCTTCCGCATTTAATCATTTCGCCAAGTAAAGTGTATTCTGATTCAGTCCATTTTTGATGGTTATCAGCTTTTACAGGACGGTATTTGATGTTTAGGTCATTAATTCTGCGCTGTATCGCTCCTTCGCTACGGCACAATATTTGTGATAGCTCTTTGTAACCATACTTTTGCTTTACAAGCAATTCTTTGAGAAGGTTGTCTTCTCTGTTCGTCCACGGAGTTGCTTTGATAAATCTGTTCCTTAATATGTCTGCCTCTCGTTTTTGATTTACCCAATCAGGCTCAGGCCCAAGTTGATATTTTTCGAGTTTTGAAAAATCTAAAAAATATTGATTTTTCTCCGCCCACATCCAAAATTCATCTATGTAAACAACGATAAAATTTGTTTTTGAACTTCTTGATATGTTGTGAGTAGGCAGATTCCTATTTTTTACCCACGATGTTTTTAAATAAGTGGCAGAAGTGTTTGGACGAATGAGTTTATAAAGATTGCTTATTGTGATGTATCTATAGCCATTAGCCAAGAAAGGTCCTAAGTTTAACTTACCGGCTTTTAGCCTTATTGCACATTCGGATCTATCAAGGTGTTTTGTTATAGTGGCCATATTAACGTTGCCCCAAGCAGAAATAAGATAATCTATTTCATCGGCCGTCCATGTTTTATTTAGCCTCGACATTTGCCGACACCCACACATTCAAAGCCGATTGTTTCGGGTTCTGATGATTCATAGGCTTTGAGTTTGCGTTTTAGCTCTCGGTTTTCGTGCCTATAACCGCTCGACGCTGTTTTCTCGAGGGCAAGGTCCGTTCTTGCGTTTCTCAACTCAATACTGAGATGTCTGTTCTCTGCTCTGAGGTTTTCAATATCCTTGAGCAGCTTTCTTTTTGTCGGGTAATTTCTTAACCGCATTTGTTACACTCCTTTCAACGGGTTTGAACCGAGAATATAATTGAGAAACGGTATTCTCGGAATACGGATAGATGTGCCGACTACAATTACATTGAATCCCAATTTTTCGGGTTCGTCCTTTGCCTGTTCACGCAAGTTTTGCGGAGCAACTCCAATAGCCTTTGCGGCGTCCTCAGAAAGCAAATAGACATCACTGCTATCCATAATTTCTTTGATTTTTTTGTTCATCTGAACTGTGTCCATATGTACACCTCCCTACTTTATTTCAATTCTTGGGAGTGCAAAATTAATGCACTCAGCTATGATGTACGGCACAGTACGCCCTGTGCCCTGATGCAGTGTCAATAACTTGTTCATCGTATCATCATTGAGAGTAATCGTAACATGATGATCTTGTTTGAGAATAATGAGCTTGTCCACATCAGTCACCCACAATCTTAACCAAGGTCAGGCTGTCCTCAATCAAAGTACGAACAACGCTTGACATTTTCTTGCCGGTTCTGTTGCAAATCTCGGTAAGAACCTTAACGGTTTCATCTGATACGCAGGCTGAAACCACATTAGAACCTGCGGTTGATTTGTCTGCAAAAATTACTATCTGACCTTTATCGTTTAACATATAAAATCCTCCTAAAAATAAATATTACTCATCATCTGATTTTGGGAAATGATAATGATAGATTGTGTTGCCGTTAATATCAGTTCCAATTGTGCAGTCACCTCTGTAATCGCTTTTCAGCAGATTCATAAATTCTGCGATTTCATCGGGTGTGCCTGTTATCTGCATTGTTATCACCTGCTTTCTATTTTACCTATCTTGATTTCTACACCCAAAGCCGTTAAGAGCCTGTCGGCATTTTCAAGAGAAATGCTCTTCTTTCCTTTCTCCCAATACTGAATAGCTCTTTTAGTAAAGCCTGATTTTTTAGCAAGCTCACTTTGCGAAAAGCCTTTCTGTTTTCTGCTTTTGAGCAATATTTCAGCAAATTCATTGATGTGCATTGATTTCACCAACTTTCTATGATATACTATATGTAGTGATGAACCGCAATTCATTACACTATATAATGAAAGTGAGGTGTAAAACATATGAACATGATTTCAGTAGAATCCAGCAATCTTAGAAGTGTGGGTTATGAAAATGGAACACTCTATGTTTCATTTCATAATGGTTCAACATATTCGTATGATGGTGTGTCACAATCGGTTTATGAAAACTTACTAAATGCTCCTTCAAAAGGAAAATACTTTAATACGAACATAAAAAACCGTTACCCTTACCGTAAACTTTAATCGGTAACAATTAACACAATTGCAGGACCTTCGATTTCAATTTTTGATTTGGCGTATGGTTCTGCAATTTTTATTTCAACACCCTCTCGACTTCCTAATTCCTCTACCAACTGAGCGGTAGGGATTTTTTTTAATTCATTCATCTTCTTCACCTCAAATCTATATTGATCGTACAAGTGCCGATTTTTTCAAAGTTTGTCATTATCAGACCTCTTGTTCCATTCATCTTCTACATCGTTTAAATTTCTTCCTGTCGGATAGCTGTTCACAGGGACAGGACAATCAGGGTTATTACATTTAACCATATACATTATTCCACCACTGCTCCAATGTTCAATTATCGGTTTCCGACCACAAAACGGACAAGGCTTTAAATCCATTTTTATCATTCCTTTCTGAGATAATAAGGCGGCAATGTTCAATGCAATTGAACCTCTAAATTAAAAAAATATTCTGGTATGTTTGCATTGTCAATTTGCAAAATCGTACACGCTTTACAAATTTCACTCTGCTTCCATTGTACTTTGCCGTTCATTTTTAAAGATATACTACGTTCTGACAACCCCATTTCTTTTGCAAAGTTCATGCGTGTACGGCACTTTTCTTTAACTAATCCCTCTAACTTACTGTAATCAAATGGCATTAAATCACCTCCTTGTAGTTCAATATCTTTGAACAATTACAATTTAACACATTATATTTTGCTTGTCAATACTAAAATTCAAAAAAATTGAACTTTTTTTCATTAAACTATTGAACTTTTATTCAAGTTGTGTTACAATTCAAACAAAGAGAGGCGATACAGTTGAAAAAATACAGTACCTCGTACCGATTAAAGCAAATAATGTCAGAAAGAAATCTGAAGCAAATTGATATTCTAAATATGGCAAAGCCTTTTTGCGAAGCATACGGTGTTAAATTAAACAAAAACGATTTAAGTCAGTATGTTAGTGGAAAAGTTGAACCCGGACAAAATAAATTGTTTATTCTTGGTCTTGCATTAAATGTAAATGAAGCTTGGCTAATGGGTTTTGATATATCGCCTAATAGATCAAAAATTGAAGAACATAACGATTTCTCTCTAAGTGCTCACGAAAAGAAAGTTATGATTGCTTATCGTAATAAAGTTGATATGCAACCTGCAGTCGATAGATTGCTCGGTGTGGAAGATGAAGTATTGATACCAACGGTTAAAGCCGCACGAAGTGACGGCAATAATCAACCAATTGAAATAGTTAATCTCCCTGATCTCAGTAAGTTTGAGCCTGACGATACAGATTTATAAGTACATAATAAAAAACACCCCCATAGGTTACACTACCTATGGGGTGGTAAAACTTGAATTATGGTAAATACAAACAGGCACGCAATGCCTCTTGGCAATGCTTAATCGACTACAGAATCAGCAACTTGCCTGTTAAAGTCAGTCAGATAGCAAAGCAAGCAGACATTGTTTTACTGAAAAATTCGGCAGTCAATCTGCTAAGTGAAAATGAGAGTGGAATAACTTTGATGCAAGATGATAAGCTGTACATCGTCTATGCTGATGAGCAATCTCCTCAGCGATGCAGATTCACAATCGCACACGAGCTTGGACACATTTTCTTAGGGCATTTATTTAAAGCTGACGGCAACGGCTTCTTAATAACTGATGATGCCGAACATTCAGCAAATGTATTTGCTCGAGATTTGTTGGCTCCGGCTTGTGTACTCCATGAGCTACACGCAACAAATGCCGCTGCAATTGCAAATTTATGTAACATCAGCCTTGAAGCGGCAACCTACAGGGCTGAACGAATGGCGGAGCTCGAACGCAGAAATGCTTTTTATCTGCACCCCCTCGAGCCACAAGTAAAAGAACAATTTGCTGATTTTATCAGCAAAAAGAAAAACCTACCATAGCGGCAACTATGGTAGGAAAATAGGAATTGTGAGAAGTTGGAACTCCTCTTAATTATTCTACATTTTATGACATTTCTTGTCAATATAAATATATAATTTTAAGAGGTTTTGATATGGACGAATTAGAAAAATATATAAACATTCCCGAAATTAAGGCTGATACAAATTACTGGATGCTAAGAACTAAAAAAGGTGCATTTTTCGATGAATTTGTAAAAGACAGTTACATAGCCATAGGCTGGAATATAGTCTTGCAAGAACATTTAAAAGACAATTCTAAATTTTCCGATTTAAAAGAAGAATTAAAATCCAAATATCCCGAAAAGAACCCCACTACATCTCTGAATAAATGCCGCAGGTTTGTCTGCGAATTAAAAAAGGATGATATTATTGTAATAGTAGGTAATTACTCCGTGGCTTTTGCTAAAATAGGTGAATATTACGAAAATAAAAACGAGGAATTCACATCAACTAAAGAACTTGAAGTCCATACACAAATCGAAGAAAATTTCCACAAAACTTCACTGGTTTCATGTCCTTATATAAAAAGAAGAAAAATAGAAATAATTGATGTAGTTGATTTGCATAGTATCAATCCATACCTTGCAAAAGCTATTTTCGGAAATCACCACAGCCTTAGTTCTTTAAACGAATATGCAGAACTCATTTTAAATGCTTGTTATGGGTGCTACATATTTAAGAATACATTGTCTTTAACATTCAAAATTGAAAACAAGGAAGGCATTGACGCAGTAAGTTTCAATCGATTTTCAACCTTTGTGACTGAAATGCTGTATAACGAAACTGCTCAAATGAATGTACGAACTGCTCTTAATTCACCGGGTGATATTTCTTTTCAGATAATTTTAGATGGACTAAATATACTTAAAGATTATGTTATTCCAATTTTTGCTACTTATGTAATTTTATTTGGTGGTTCTTTAAAAATCAAAAACTGTGAAATAAAAACACTCGGAATAATAAATTTTATCAAAAAAATAGTTGATAGAAGACAAAATCGCAAAACATATGAATTAAAGCGTAAAAATGAAAAAACAAAAGAGGAACTTAAAGATAAACAATTGACAAACCAAATGTTAGAAGAAGAAATTAAAGAGAAAAGATTAAATGCAGAATTGAATAAATTAAAAATGGCAGAAGAAAACGAACAAAAAGTTTTGGAAGCTATCCAAAAGCTTGATGTTCGTCTCATCAATAATAACATAGTAGATTTAAATAGTCTTATGCAAGACAATCAGGATATATTGGATGATAATGCCTGATTGCAAAAATTATAATGACTGGGAGAAACGCAACTTCCCACAAAGCAACTGTAAAGTCTTTAATAAAGAAGTTTGTCACAAGGGATACAGCATTGAGAAACAGAGAAAAAACAGCTAAAACAAAGAAAACATAAGAAAGCATACCATAAATTTTTCTTGTTAGTTTTTTCATAAAACTCACCCCCTATTCTTATTATAATGATTTTCAGCCGTTTGTATATACAATTCAAATAAAAAGCACGAAAAAGGAGTGTAAACAATGGCTTTTGGTGATAATTTAAAAAGGCTCAGAACCAATAAAGAATTCACTCAAGAATATTTGGGCAAGGTATTATGCCTTAGCCGCACAACGATTTCTAATTATGAAAAAGGTAAAATGCAACCGTCAATTGAAACTTTGATTAAATTATCAGAAATATTCAATGTCACAATTGATGAGTTGATAAAGCAATAAAAATCCGCCCTGCTCGACTGGTCCTCGAACAGAGCGGAATCATCCACACAGGGTGCAGATGATGCAGTTTAATGCAAGATAATTGTATCACATTCCCTTGTGTTTTTCAAGTAATTTAAAGCACAAGGGATTTTTGCACCCTTTTTTCAAACAAAAGGAGTGTATAAAATGAAACTGCCTAACGGCTACGGCTCTGTTTATAAGCTGAGCGGAAACAGGCGCAATCCGTGGGTTGCCTGCGTGACAATAGGCTACAACAAGGAAACACGCAATCAGGAACGCAGGGTTATAGGCTACTTTCCCAACAAGCCGAAAGCTCTGAACGCTCTTGCTGATTACAATCAAAACCCGTTTGATGTTGATTCGGCAAGACGCACTTTTTCAGAAATTTATGAACTTTGGTACAAGGAGTTCATCACCGAAGACACAAATCCGAACACCAAAAGGCAGTATAATGCGGCATACAAACAATGCTCAATGCTATACAATCGCAAGATGTCCGATATAAAAATCATTGATATGCAACGAGTTCTCGATAACTGCCACAACGGTTATCAATCGGTTAGGCGAATTAAAATTCTGTTGAACAAAATCTACGAATACTGCATATTTCACGATATGCTCCATAACAATCTTGCAGAAAAATTGAAAATCAATGCCAAGTCAGATGAAACAAAACGAGCACGCAGGGAGTTTTCGGAAAGCGAAATAAACCTTTTGTGGGAATATTCAAATCTTGATTCGGTAAAAATAGTGCTTATGCTGATTTATTCGGGAGTGCGTGTGTCCGAATTGCTCGACCTAAAAATTTCAAATGTAAACCTTGACGAACAAACTTTCTTTGTTGAAAGTTCAAAGACCGATTCAGGTGTACGAACCGTGCCTATAGCAGACAAAGTACTGCCGTTTTGGCAGAAATTCATCAGCGATTCTCAATGTGGATATGTTCTGAATAATACCAATGGCAAGCCGCTGAAATACGATAACTTTAAACGCAACTACTGGACACCTCTGCAAAATGATTTAGGATTTGACCACACCATACACGAAACAAGACACACCTGCATTTCAATGCTTGTATCGGCAAATGTGAACCACACAATCATCAAAAAAATAGTCGGTCACAAGTCGAAAATGGACTTGACCGAAAAGGTTTACACCCACATTAACCCAAAAGAATTAGTGAATGCAATCAACAAAATATAGTCTTATATTATCTTGAATTGTTCATAATTATGCTCCGTAGCTTACATATAGCTAACAAAATCCCCCATTTTCCCCATTCCTATCCCCCTTGCAAGTTACCTGCACCAACAGCCGTTTCTTATGCAGGGACGGCTGTTTTGTACCACATTTTCGGTCTGTCTTATGGTGATTTTCAAAATATTTGAATTAATTTTGAATAAAAAACGAAAATTATGTTGACAAATCCGAAAATATGGTATATAATAATCAAGCTGTTGTTATTAAACAACATTTCGAGGTGTAGCTCAGTTTGGTAGAGTGCTTGGTTTGGGACCAAGATGCCGCAGGTTCAAGTCCTGTCACCTCGACCAAAAAAGGTGGTTTTTTAACCGCCTTTTATTTTTTGCCAAAATTACTTAAAATGCCTTAAAAGTGGCTTAAACACCGGGTTTTTGAGATTTCAAAAATTCAGTTGAGTAATTTTGAATTAAGTTAAAACAAGATAAAATGCAGTCAAACTTACTGTCAAACTTACTGTCATTTTAGTTTGCCTGCCGATTTTCAAGGAAACAAGATAATATATTTTTAAAATTTATTACATCGTAACACAAAAGATTTTTTATTTTGTTGATTACAGAGCATTCCCATACCATAACTACCCTTTTCTGGGTTATAACTTTTCAT